AGCTGCACACCATTTTTTCAGCGGCCAGTGACTATACTTCTGTTCTGTAACTCGCTGGATAGCTTTGATGGTTGCGTGTTTCTGGCACTCGCCGAGTTTTTCAGCCAGCGCGTTAGCTTTGCGTTTTGCTACTGAAGCTGTTGCCATTGCGGTGGCTTCGCGTTTCTCAGAAATCCAGAGCTTCTCTTTAACTGCGCGATCGCGTTGCTGTTCAAGTTGGCGGTTCTCCTTAACCTTTACCAGCAAGTCTTCAAGAGCCTGCTCATATGTCTGAGGGAGCGTACTTTTAGGCTGAGGACGGAAGTAAGCATCCTCCAGTTTTTCAAAAAAGCCCCACGCTTCGTCAGTATCGACAATCTTGGACATGCGAGCTGCGCCCTTTTCAGCCCAAAAAACAATCGAACGCGCCTTGCTCGAAATTTGTGCGTGACTATTAGTCACTCGCAAATTCTTCAGTTCTTCGCCTTTTATAGTGAAGATATGAGTGCCCTCAATGAAGCGGCTGGCGTTGCGCGACAAGTTTTTCCGAATATTGGCCTCGTCAGTACCGTAACCTTTAGCTAGTGTTTCCGTTGTGACCACCCGAACGCCAGACCATTCGATTACTGGAAAGGTATCAGGATCGACAACCGGATTTGTATTTGCTACATTTAAAGCAGTTGAAATTGATTGTTGCATGTAAGACTCCAGTCAATGATTAACGTAGGCCGCCAGCACCCACTGGCGGTTTTTCTTTACTGCAAATAACGCTGATTATTTTTTACCCCTCCTTTTTTATTGCCTTTCCCCTTCATGCTCATTGTGTACATCCAGAACATGCTCATCGTCCCGTTAAGATGTTGTGCCATCTTCGGGTCGAAAACGGTAATCTGCTCTTTGGCTTCATCCCACGTGCGGCAGATAAGTTCGAGATTGGTGATGAGGTGATTGCTTGCAGGCAAAGGTAACTGCTCAATTTGGCGATCCAGAATATCCAGCACCCAGCGGCGGAATTCTTTGGCAACCGGTGTGCGGGCAAACATTGCCAGCAGGTGAGCGCCACGAAGAGAGAAGACGCGTACTTTCATACGGCGAGAAGTACCGTTGATACCATTGGTCACCGATTCAATGACCATTGTCATTCCGGGAGAAAACTCATCGCTATACTGGTTAAAGAGGTTAGTAACTGATTTGGTGCTGTTGTAATGAAGTGCCTTCGCAACATCCGCAGAAGTAAGCCAGATACCCGACATATCTGATACTGGAGTCAGGTTGATACCGTGGAAGTTCATTTCTGTTTTAGCTACAATGTTCATGTCGATATTTCCTGCAAGGTTATTTTCGATAGAGGCCCGGTTAGTGTTAGCGCACTCCCGGGCTTCGCTGTTTTTAACGACCATTTGCAACCTCTTCACGAACGCCTTTAGCCAGCAAGCGGACGATTGCAGAGTTAATAGAAATACAATCCATCTCTGCCAGACGGCGGACTTCATCATTTAAACGGGAAGGCAAACGCAGGTTGAGCTTGATATTCTTACGCTCGGTATAAACAGCATCGTTCATGCTAATCTCCTTTTGGGGCCAAGTTAACACCTGATATTAATTTAACACCATTGCTGACTATGTCAAGTTGACCCCATAATAAAACAATAGATTTTTTTTGAGGTCACCATGAGCAAGTACCCTAGCCAGATGCAAGACAAGTTTAATCTTCGCTTTCCTGACGGGATGCGTGACGCTATAGCTTTGCGAGCGAAAAAAAATGGAAGGTCTATGAATTCTGAAATTATTCAGATCCTTTCGGATTCTCTAACAGGCAAGAACCTAAGCATGGATGATCATTTCATCAGGGTCTTCAACGAAGTCACCCATGCAGATTATGAAACTATTGAGGAATTCGACGCCATAAATGAGAAGGTTGATTTTCTTATAGAAAAGTTGATGGAAAAAATTGACCAAGAAAGTGCGAATGTAAGAGTTCTTCTTCAAGCCAAGAAAAATCTGTCCAACAAAAAACCCACCTGATGGTGGGTTGAATAGCACTTTGCTAAGATTAAATCAACTAACAAGGGTGATGACAATGAATAACTTTTCCGTTGCGATAATCAAAACGTTACTTATGTCTGTTGGGGCGCTAACAATAATAGCATCAGTTTTTCTTATCACATTAATGTTTAGCATATCCATGCAGGATGGGATCCCAGCATTTGAAAACATCAAATTTACAGCAATGCTATTTTTTACAATTTTAATTCTGTTGATTATTTGTGTCTGCTTGAAATTCTTCCTATCTATGGCGATAGATAGCAGGGATTATCAATCAAAAAAAGAAATCGTAAAGGCGAAAGTAAGGGTTGAAGATGTAACCATTTAATCACCCTACAATAGTCACCGTTACTGGCTGGTAAAACGGCATGTGAAGCAGGCCGCTATCGAATGCCTGCTTGAACAGCGAAGCATACTCATACTCGTTGCTTTTGATGAGTATGCTTGATTTATTGTTGTACACCCCGCTGTTAAAGGCCTGATTATTGTAGAGCGATGAATCAGTCAATTTCCTGAACCCTTTGATGATTGAGATGCTCGCGCCACCACCGGAAAATAACACCGATATACTCCAGCGCTCGTCGTTAGTGACATCAACGCCGTCAACGCCCGTCAGGAATCGCATAATGCGCCGCTTTAGCCATGGTATCGTAAAGTTGAAACCATCTCCTTTGTAGAAATTCCACGTCATTATCCGTTTAAACAGGTCGTCAGAAACAACGACCTGCTCAGACTGATTTATCACTTTGCGGGTGTTGAAAGGAGCGCTGTTAAACGTGAGTGTGTTGAATGGTCCGCTAATAAGCTGTCGACCGCTCGACAGTACCGGCGGCTTTACACCATAAATTCCACGCGCTATCCACCTGAGCTGATCGCCAGCATTGTAACCGCCAATGAATATCGGCAGATTTGCGTTCTTCATCCAGTCATAAACATTCTTTGCCATCGTGTTGTACGCAGTGACAAAAGCCCGGATATTGTCATCATCATTGTACTGCGTGTACAGGTACGATCGGATAATATCCTCAAGCATCTCATGCTCCGTCAACGGTTACGCCATCCGACGCAATATAGAAATAACTGAACGGGTCGCCGCTTATGATGTTAGTGTTTGGGTCAGGGTCAGTAATAAACCCGTTAATCGTTACAATAACATTTAGCTTGGTAATTAAACTCATATCAAGAACGGTATTAACCGACTGAAGGAAAGTATCTTTCAGGTTATTAATGTTCAGTGGCTTACCCGCATAAATACCGTTTATATACTGAATAACAGGCGCTGAAACCAGCGACAACACAGTTGCATCGGTAAGGTAGTTAGCACCTTCGGTTCCCCATTCAAACCTGATAGTTACCTGCTGCTGCAACGGGATAACAAACGGGATAAAGTAGTTATCCGGCCAGTCGTTAATGGTCACAACATTATTTCTGACGTTCGGTGTAACCTCTCCACCACCTGTCCATGGTCCGGCTGCCGTGGTGTTTATTCCGATTGAAAACGTATGCGGTGTTAGTACCGTTGCGGTTAGCGGAACGTCGTTAATTCCGGCCATTCCATTCACGCCAGCGATGTTAATCACCTGCCCGCTGGTGAGGCCATGAGTGATCCCTGTAGTAACCACGCCGGGGTTAGCATTGGTAATGCCCGTAACGTCAACCGTGGTGCCCTTCAGCCTGCTGATGTCACCGGCGGACTTAAAAATAGCTCCGGCCATTTCATAAATGTCGCCGCCGCCGCACATGATGATCCAACTGTTGCCATCCTGCACCACTGACACCAGTCGCGCCTGAACACCGCCAACATCCGTGAGTTTCTGGCGTATAAAGCCAGGATAGCCCTGCACGGTGGACATTTGCGCTTCCCAGACCCGATCGCGAAACTGGTAGTTAGACTCAGGCTCAAGGCCGGGAACGCCTGCTACCGGGTTGGTGCATGACAGGGTTATATCGTCAGGAACGCTGGTGATTATCTGGTTAACGCTTCCGACAGGGACAGCCCACGATCCGGTGATGGTGGCCGTACATGTCGCCTGTGCTGAAACACCGGATGCCGGAATTATGGTTGAGTCATTCAGCGTATAGTTATACGTGCCATCGGATACCATAAAACCCTGCGGAACCGGAAAGCCAGGCGGACCAGAGAACTGCACGGGAACAGTCGTAGAACCCTGCGTCTTCTGCGGCGCAATGCCAGACTGCTGAGCCAGCAGATTGAGCATGTAAACGTTAGCTTTAAGCGGTCCGACTGAATTAATCAGGTCAACTCTTGCCTGATCGCAGATCAGCAGCGCCCCAACGTCTGTACTTACGATATCTTCAATCAGTGATCCTGGTAACTCGGTGGTGATGCCCGGAGACAGTTGTACCGCCATTGACTCCAGTTGCTCGCGCAGACTTTCGGGGGTTTGCGGTACCGGGCCAGCAGCTGTGTAGCTAACCGATAAATCACTCATACGTTCACCGTCGCAATAATTTTCGAACCGGCGTTGGTTATCGCCGAGATGTTGTAAACAGGCGGATCATCACTGACCAGCGCGATTTGTAGCGATGAGAAATAGGGGCTGAACTGCTGTTGCAGACGATTAACGTAATACGTTGGTAGAACCTGCTGAATTACCGATCCGTTGGCCGGAATGCCATTATTCGCAAAGAACGGAGACTCCTGCGGTGCCAGTTTCAGGTTTTGCACCAGCGTAGTCAGATAAACCGCATCGTTGAAACCATTTTCATCCGTTTCGACCAGCGTCCACTTACCGTCTGAATTTCTGCCGTAGGTTCTCATTCGGTGATATTCCCGTTAAATGGTGTTGTTGTTTCCCCTGTATTGCCACCGCCGTTCCCGTTAGTATGAACATGGCTGTTGCACCACAAAACAAGCGCCTGCCATCCCGCATGCATAATCGCCGGGCTGGTACTGGCTATTTCGTCCTCCAGTTTCCCTGACTGCCCGGTCAGGCTCCACATTCCGTTTGTGAGCGTGAAAACGGTCGATCCAACGGTAACCTTAAACTGGCCAGGCGTGACGATGGTTACGCTGTCAGGGGTGAGAAGAAACGTTGTGTTGCTGCCCGCATCCCGGATGGTGACACCCTCAGGCCCGTAAATAGTCACCACCTGTCCGTCGACTCTTTCCCATTCCGTATTGCTGACTGGAAGAAATACCAGGGCGCTAAGGTTAGCCGGTGGCGTCAGGTCAGCAATACCGCCACCCTGCCCGCTAACCCCGCCAAGATAGGTATCCGCCGGGATGACAATGCCTTTGTCGCCTGGCTGCATGGGATAGCGGATATACTGCGGGCCAAATAACGGAACGGTGACCTGAGGAAGCACATAAGGGATATCGCGCAACTCAAAGGCCACCGTAATCATGTTTCCGTCCTGTTTGACCACGCTGGCCGGAAGCACCTTACCCGCCTTTTGCAGGGCATCTTCGACCTTTCTTTCAGCAAAACGATTCATGCTGCTGCCGAAATTAAGCTTTTGATCGATGCTCATTTACCACCAGCCTTAACAAATGGATATGCCTCAATAATTGTTACCCACGCATCGGCAGTTGGCTGTCTACTATTACCAATAAGACGCACCGAACTAACAACAAACTCACCTGTAAAAGCGGAATCTTCTCGATACTGAGAATATGATGACGACCTTATTACTGGGGCGGTTTTTTTAGGCATGCTTATATGGTCACCAACCTGAATATCACTGCGCATAACACACATCAGACTAATGGTTTTAAAGGCTACCCATGTCGGCTGACCGATTAAATCAGTAAAATTCAACTCGGTTATGCGTGTAACATCTGAACCTTCAGGATGGTAATTCACATCATTATCCCAGACTCGAATTTCATTGCCGTTTACTATTGCTATTTCAACACCAGTGTAACCTGAGTCCTTAATCCATGAGCGAGAAAAGGCATTAAGGTCCTTTGCCAGAGAAACTATATCTCGACAAAATAACCCTCTGTAATGATTCAAAACTAACCGATCACTAATATTAATATTAAATGTATAACCGCCTATCAACTGGAAGCAGTTAGTTAAGGCGACAGATAATTTTTGCCCAACTTTCCAGTCAAACGTTAACGGCAGTGGTGCCGGTTTCTCATCAGGGTTTAACGTTACCGGACCAGTTACAATCACAAAATCCAGCCTTAAATCCGTACCCTGCCAGTTACCAAAAACCTGATTAATCGTACCATCAAGCACCAGCCCTGGCGCTTTGAACTTCCCAGCTAGTGGTAGACCTTGCTTCATACCGAGAAAGATTTTTATTCTTTTGCCGAAAAGGTCCTGTCTGGCCTGCTGCATTTCTTTCGGGCCAATACCCCATATAGTCAGGTGCGTTTCACCATGTGGGGTTGATTCACCAAACCTGAGAATGTCAAACTCAATCATCAATGCGCCGGGATTATAAGCTCCATTTTTGTGGCTGCTATATTGCTTCAATAACACATCAGATTTTCCGTCTTTTGACGGATCGAAAATCTGGATATCGTAATAACGCATTAACTTATTACCTCAATTTGCCCGTTCTTTTCCCGCCAGTACATAGTTGTAAATCTGAAAACACCAGCTATCAGATTAATACCACCAGCGGCAGGCGATCCGACCAATGCCGTGTTAATAACTGCATTGTCTGAATTATCAGTAATAAACAAATACCAGCGCTGAGCGGCAATATTCCATTTAATCTGGCAGTTATAAACTGCACCATCCAGAACAGGCGTAAAAGCTATGCTTTGACGCTCATTGCCTGAGAATGGGAAGTATTGAGTTGTCATGCGCCTATTCCAAGTTTGCCAAGAAGGCCCGTTATAGCCTCTGAAACAGAACCACCAAGAGAGGTGTTGCCCAGAGCATTGACCGTGTTTGTCCATGATGGCTCGGTTACCACGTCTCCAGCGCCAATCTTATTCAGAAAGTTATTAACTGCCTTTTCCGCACCAGTTAAGGTGATCAGCGGTTGCTCAAAATCCCACATCCATGTGCGTTGCGGTAACGCATCATTTCCGCCGGTGACATCCTTCACGGTCCGCAATATGCATCGGTTATAGATAACTGATGGAGTGGCAACGATGAATGTTCCACCGAGATTTGCATGGGCCTGAAGAACGGATTGCAGCGCACTGATGGTAACCAGCTTTGTCATGGCGCCAGTGTTTTCGTTTACCGGCGCTTCCATAACCAGTGAAACGCGCAACGGTTGTGCCAGTAGCGCATTAGCGGCCACAACCTGGTTAGCAAAAGGGTAGCGGGCAATGTCGTAATCAATAAGCGTCGAGCCCTGCGCTGGTTTCCAGTGGCAGAAATACTTATCCAGATCGGTGAGGTTGATCGCACCTCCCAAAAGGCCAGTTACAAAACTGGCGCTTTGGGTCAGGGCTACGATCGGGAGCATGCCACCAGGTATCGCCTGAGCAATGCCGTCGCAAAGAATGACCGGGGATATTTCAAACCCCAGCTTATACATTTCGCGTGTGAATCCCATTATTACCGTGCTCCGAGTTGTGCACCCGATACGACAGCATTGCCGCCAGTATTGTTATAAACAATTAAACTACCGCCGCCGGAGCTTCTGCTGATTTCAATGGACTGCTGCAGGAGTTGGTTGGTTTTCGCCGTATTTCTGGCGATTTCTGATGTTTGAGATTGTTGTGGATCATCAGGTTTTTTATTTGCGCCATAAATGGCTGCATATTCATCCCTGACCTTACCTGATGCCCCGGTCTCTATAATTGTACTGTCATGATGTGGCATTGGACCGGTTATGTTTGCATCTGCACGCTGGGAATTTGGATTCCCATACATAGATATATAGTGCTCGTAAACACGCCCCGGATATTCAATATTTTCTTTGCTGCCTCTGTTCTTCCCACCGTTATACCAGCGCAACATCTCTTCTAAATCACCACCAGACTGTTGCTTAGCCCATGACATAACCCTTGCTCCGGCCATGATGTTGTCACGCGCGTTAAATGGGTCTTCTCCGGGAAGGAAGTTATAAGGCATTACCTGCATCAATCCTTTAGCGCCCGCCTTACTTACGGCATTTTTATCAAATGACGACTCAGCACCCGCAACGGCTTTCAACCATTTAGCATCAACCCCCTCTTTTTTGGCGGCCTCTTCGAAATACTGGTCATATTGGGTTGGTGCTACACCTGAAGCCTTTTTACCCCACTTCAGCCATCCCCACACATTAGGATCACTCTCACTGCCTTTGACGTAATCCGGGCCGCCGTTCGGGTCTTTAACCGTCTCATTACTGAGAATGGATGATGAGCCGGAAAAAAACTCTGTCGCCGTTATCTTCCCGGTTGCCAGGTCAATGATTCTTCCGATTGTTTGTCCCAGCTTTTTGAGCCCGGACATAAAATCTTCGACATCATTTTTAAACTCAGGAGAGGCAAGATAGTTGCCAAATCGCTGAATTCCTCCAGCAAGCCCGTCAATCCATTTACCCAACTCTGGCGAGCGCATAACGGTATCGATCGCACCCGACAGCGCATCGGACAATTTCGTCAGTCCCGGTGTCAGCGGCCCAAGTCCACGGATGAAAGTGTTTTTAATGCTCTGGCTGCTGTAGTCGAGCTGAATGTTGAAGTCCTGCCACTGCCGCGCCTGCTCATCAGTTATCTGTAATAACTGCGCATCACGCTTGGCTCGCTTCTCCATCGCCTCAATTTCTGCGTCGCTCATATTTTTAAAGCGGTTCAGATCATCGATGCTGAAGAAGCTGGTCAGACCGTAGGCATTAGCGCCCTGCAACGTGCCGCCGGTCTGTTTGAAAATATCACGGGCCGCACGGATCATCTCCGGCAGTAACTGGTCCGGCGAGCGGTCGGCGTTATTAATCCCCATCGCCTGGAACTTCCAGCGCTGGGATAAGTCAGCCTGGGTGTCACGAATCGCGCCCAGCGTAGCCGTCGGATTTGCAACGGCGCGCTGGTAGTTAATTGCGGTCGAGTCCAGGGCACCTATGGTGGTATTCAGCCCCATAGATGTAAAACGTTGAGCGCTGGCTGTTGAAGCCAGGCGATTTAAGCCAAACAACCCACCAGCGCCAAGCACACCAGTAAACAGCCCAACAATTCCGCCCCATGACAATAAATTAACCGTGGCATCTTTGATGTGGCCTGCAAACTCTTTCGAGTCCTTTTTCAGCTTTCCAAAAATACCTGCTGACCCGGATGTTTTTTTGTTCAGGTCTTCCTGGCGTTTGTTAGCATCCTCCAGATTGCCGTTGATGCGATCGAGGTTATTCACCATCGCGTTCAGCGCATCAACGCCATCAGAAAACGCTTTAGCCATTCCGCCAGCCTCATCAGAGGCCTTTGATGTTTCACGGGCGTTGTCACTGATACCCTGTGCAGACGCCCGCCACGCTTCCGGGAGATCATCCAGAGCAGCCTGGTACTCATTGAACTTTTCCATAAACGACAAAAACTTTTCGTCATTTACGTCGATTTCAATAATGGATTTAGCTGCCATTGAAATAGCCCCTTTCCTTTAGTGCGGAGAGAATAAAGCGCTGACGATACTGGGATGGGCTGGCAAATTCCTCTCCAGCTATTTCCCGTATGACATGCCTGAAACCCTCACCTGACGCCCAGTCTAGGAGGGTATAAACGACGTTTCCTGCGGGGCATTCTGGTTCGGGGTATCGGTATCCGTTTTCGACGTCGATAAAGAATCGCGCCACTCCGTAGCGCTCGATAAGGTTAACTGACCACCGAACATACCGATCACGCTCCCCACCGTCGGTTTGATGAGTTCCGGTTTCTGAATGGCAGAGGAAACCATAAAAAAAACGATTTCGCCTTCCACCTCACGAAACTCATCTGCGGAGATGATGCCCAGCTTCATCGCCGTTTCTAGCGGGGAGGATTTCCATTGCCCGTTATCATTAAAAATCACAGTGGTTTGTCGCTGGATTTCATCAACAATATTCGGCCCGGTCTGTCCGGTAACAGCCTGTTCCTGTTTGATTTTCTTGCGAAGCATCATTGCGGCCACGCGCGCCGCTCCGAGTCCGCCAACCTGAGCGATAAAGCTGGTAAACAGGCTGCCGAGCATCAGGCAATGCTCTTCGACAACCTCATAAGGAAACGGCGACGTATGGACGTATACCAGCGATCCGTCATCACGGCTGACCGTGCAAACCAGATTAAGTTTTTTATCGATTTTCACGGTTAAATCCACATGTTGTCGTTAGTGACGAGGTAGCCACTGATGGTTACCACGTATCCGGCATCCATGCCGTTAAACGGCATTTCGTTGAAGTTAATCAGGTAGCAGTTAAGGAGCGTGAAGTTTCCAAACGTGGTGGCGTCCGGGGTTACAACCACCTCACCCAGCGCTGTATCGGTCGCAAAGCGCTGCTGGTAACTCGCTGCCAGCCCCTGAGTTCGCAGCATGTGAACGGTGAGAGTTACTTTCTGGTAAGGAACCTGACTGCCAACCGTGCCAGTCATCGTGTCAATAATGTCTGTGGCCGGTCCGTCCGGACGCATGCTGATCCCGTCTTTGCCGAGATACGACGCGGTGACGTTCAGGGCCGGAACATCAGTGACAGAAACCGCGCCACGAACGCGGTTGAGGAATCCCTGCGGTACTAATGGGTTTGCCATTTTATGCCCCTACAAAATTGGTGACGTTCAGGTTAAACGTGATGGATTCGAAACCACGACGAGGCGTGATAACAGCACTCAGGCCGTTGTATTTCCCATCCTGATAATCTGACGGGTTAAGGCTGGAGTAGTTTGCAAACGGGACTGCGTTGATTACGGCGTTACCAGCGTAAGTGCCCTTTTCATATTCAGTATTGAAATCAGTCTGAATAAGTTTTGTGCCGATAACGCGACCCAGAATAAGGCCGTAACTGATGCCGTTACGCAACGTCTTGAGCGCGCGGTTTTGCAGGCGATCAATACCGTTCTGGTCGTAATACAGCGGGTTAGTTGTGGTGTTCGACCCATTAATGACTTCGTTCGCCAGGTCGAGCTCAAGATTGATAGCCGCCCACGCCACCGCGTACCAGTAGTTAAACGGCTGTCCGTCCAGCATATGGCCCGCTACCAGCATCTTGTTGCTCAGCCCACCTTCAGCCGAGGAACCAATGTAATTGATGTTATTGTCCTGAAGCGTTTTCAGCAGGGTGCCGTTTTTTTCAACGGGATATTCAGTCGCGCCGTACATAAAGCGGTACGCCATCGGCGGGACCATATTCGATGAGCCCGGATCATTGGACAAAGCCGACTGAAACGCCTTAGCCATTGAAAACTCAGTAGCCGGTAGATCAGGAGCCTCCACACCCGCAAACACTGATTTATTTTTGGTTGCCACCCAGGACTGATACGTTGCAGTTGTGGTCGTGACAAAGAAATAAACCAGCGACCCCGGAGAGGTGTACTGCCCGGTGAGGGTTTTGAAAGTCGTTTCAGAATCCCATTCGCGCGGCACCAGGTACGAGAAGAATTTCTGATAGGTGTTACCGAGTGAAATGTCCTGGTCAATAAACGTGGACAGCGCTGCCACTGCATCAACTTGTGACAAATTACCAAGCTCAAGCACGTATACGGCACGGTTCGTTCCCTGAGCCCAGTACGAGGTGTTCATCTGCGTCAGCTCGATTGCCATCACTGTCTTAACCGTTCCCATCGTGGTGGAAGCGCCAGGACTGGACGCGAGCGGGTAAGTAAATGCGGTGGCGGTGGTCGCGGTGGCGGTAAACGCGCCGTTATATCCAGCCGGAACAACACCAGAAACAACCACAGGGATTTGCTGCCCAACAGTCCATCCGTGCGGTGCTGACAACGTGACTGTTACCAGGTTGGTAGCCCATGCAATTGACGAGATAGTTTTTGCCGGTGCCTGTACCGTTGCCAGGTCTGATTTAGAGGTCAGTAATTTAGACTCTCCTGCGTTCAGCGTTGTCCCGCCCACGGAGATCATCGCGCCGCTTTTCAGCAACTGGGATGGCTTCGGCGGATTGGTTACTGACACGTTAATGTTAACAATTGCCATTTAATTATTTCTCCGGATAAATGGACGGGATTGCAGACAGGATCAGCCCACGGGATACATCACGCATCCGTTGCTGGTAATAATTGACTTTGAATTTGATGGTCTTGCGCATGGCAATGACGTTCAGCTCGTTTTGCGTAACACGTTCATCCTGCACAACCGGGATGTTCATCACGCCCATTTCTGCGTCGTCGCGCAGCGTGTACTGCTGAACGTAGCGCAGAAAGTCTTCAACGGCTGCGTTGCGCAGGCCGGTAATCGAAATCGTCACATCCTCAGAAACCAACTGGTACTGGTTGTCACGCTCATCGACATAAAATGCCCCGGCAATCGGCGTAACGTTGCTGCACCGGATCGTCGCGAAGGGTGGCGAGAGGTTTTGTGGGGAAAGCATCGCCGGAAACATCGGCATGTACTGGTTCAGGCCCAGCCATACCGGCAGAGAACTGGACACGACAACATCACTCAGGTCGATATCGTCCGCAGAGTTGATGATCTGCGAGCGCATATGCGGATAAACCGCCTCACCGGTGTAGTGATAGAGCCTGGCAGGTTCGTTAAGGCCAGTCCGGCGGGAGAATGAAAACTGGATGCCGTAGAACTCGCCGATGTAGAGCACGTCCGGCCCGATATCATTAAACGGGTCGATATCCGACTGCGCAGTAAGGGTGACGACGTTTCGGTCATAAAGTTGCTCGTCGTCCTGAATGCTCTCCGTTGTCAGGTGCAGGTAGCCTTTCACATCAACCGTGTCGGGTTCCTGGTTCGGTTCATCAGCGACAATCGACGCTTTTACCCAGAAGACAAATCCATCAAGCGGTAAAACCTTGCGGATGTATTTCGTGAAGGTGACAATCTGGTACTGGCTCAGGTCATCCAGACCCTGTGTCAGAGTGGCGTTAAGTTCCGTTTTAGCCGTTTGTTGTAACTCACTCAGGGAAGGCATTAAGCACCCCGCTTACCCAGGCGCGCATGGCTGCCTGATAGGTTCCGGTATCGACGAATGAAGCTCGCGGATCACCTTTCTTGTTTTTAAAGCGCTTCGAGATACCAAGCAACGCACGACGTGTTGGAACGCCAGGCATACCGTTCATCTCTTCGTTGTCCAGGAAAGCCACGAACAGGTCGTGAACCCGGGACATGGATTCTGCCAGCGGGTCCCTTGATGGCGGCGCACCGGCCATCAGGTTTTCGAGGTTTGCGGCGAGGTCTTTGCTCATCAGATCGGCAATTTCGTTCCCGTAACGGTCAAAGAACGTCTGCATAATCCGGTACTTTTCCTCAAGCCTTTCCGCCACATCCCCGGTTGTGGTTCCCTCGCCTTCATACGGAATATCGATAACGCCGAGATGCAGGGTGATCATGACAACCCCCACAGACTCCCGAACTGCTGGGCAATCATCAGATAACGGCGGCCCCAGGGGTCCTGAAGCATCTGAAGGTCTGCCAGAGAAAGGTCTTTGAAGAAGTCAGGGACAAGCCGCTGGGCGCTGGTTGAGTTATCCCCGGCACCCGTAATCACGCCAGTAGCGATATTGTTCAGCCCCATCGCATTGCGAAACTCTGAGAACACACTCTCTGTGCCGTAGTTGACAAGGAATGACGCAGCGAGGTTATAAACCGCAACTGCGTACAGGTGATGCATCACCAGCTCAATATCACGGTTAACCCACTCAACCGCGCCGCCGTAAGCCAGGGTGAATGACGGCGCGTTGTCGGGAACCTGATCAGGGGTAATGCCCATGTCAGCACGAACGAATTCGATAAATCCCGACAGGCTGGTTGTCATTTTTTGCCCCGTTTCTCGGTTACGATTTTTTCATTAACGGTTGGCGTGTCGTCAGTCTCATCACGACCTTTCGCCTGTTCGGCGCTGAATTCCATTTCACCGTCATAGCCGATCCCGCTTTCACGCAGGGAGGTATCCAGCGCGGCAACGGATGCCTGGCGGCGATTGTGCGCGTTGCGGGTAAGATGGTCGTCATTGTCGCGAATCGTCTTTTCGATGATGTTCGCGGAGACTGGCTTATCGATGCTGTAGCAAAGGCCAACAAACTGGCGGCTCTGGTCGATTTTGGAAGCATCAATCAGCCCATACACCTGATGATGTTTGATCACCGCTTCAATCTCGTCCGTGCTGCCGTCGAGAACAGCCATTTGCGAGCCGTGTTCAATAGGAATCTGACGCAGACGACCGGTCTCAAGTACACGGAACGTGAAGATATGGCGTTGTTTGGTGGTATTGGCGATAAAGAGTTTCATCGGCTTCTCTCATAAAAAAGCCTCTGCGAGGTTCCCCGTGCAGAGGCCAGTTTGCTGAACAAACGATGGTTAGTTGTACGCCATCGACAGAATGGTGATGGCTTCCGGACGAACCGCCCAGCCTGAGGTTGAGCGCATTTCAGACAGCACGTCAATCGCGCCACCAGCAATCGGCGTCGGGATTTCGCGCGGTGCAGCCATGTCGCAGAACATCAGCGCGTTCGCAGCCAGTGACGGCGTCAGTTTCGCGAATTCGTTGGTGTTCACCGTGGAGTTAACCATCGGAACTTCCACTTCCGGGATGGTGATGATCACAGCATCGGTACCACCAGCACCTGCGCCAATCAGCGTATCGTCGTATACCCAGTCAACCTGGATATTCGCGCCTTTCAGCACATCTTTCACGGTGCCGCCAACGGTGTCAGTACCGCCGCCAGGGCGCTGGTAAGAGGTCAGCTGAACAATCTGCTGAATCTCCATTGCGCCCAGAACACGTTGCGGGCCGAGGATGACGACGCGTAACTGGCGACCCAGTTGCATGGTGCGGGTCAGCGCTGCCTGGACATGACCGAGCAGATAAACGGCCATCTGACCGTGATCGTAGGTCAGCACGGTCGTGTTGCCGTCCGTGTCCGCTGGCAGGGTTTCGGTGGTTGCGCCTGCGGTATTCAGCAAGCCCTCACCACCAGCCGGGTTCATACCAAACAACAGAGAGGAACGCAGTTGCTGGAAGATACCCTGACGCATACCAAGGCGCTGGGCTTCCGGCAGCGCGAAGTTCCAGTTACCGGCAGCGGCCAGATCGTGATGGTCGTAAATGCCACGGCAGCGGAACAGGTAGGTTGGAGTGGAAATCATGCGCGCTTCCATTGCCACGCTCGGCAACTGGTTAGCGTTGCCGGACTGGCTGGTCGCAACCTGAGTGCGGATGTCCAGGCGGCGCATGTAAACATACTGGTCGCCTACACCGAGGCGTACCTGCGGGTTACCGCTGGCGATGGTTTCAAACGCACCTGATGCCTGCTGGTAACCAATGATCATCTCCGGCGCGATATACGACGGATTGACGATAGTGTAGCTGGGGGTAATTGCAGCCATTTAATTCAGCTCCCGATTAAAGTAAGACCAGCGCGCAGCTGTCGGTGTTGTTCCAGGTCAGGAAGCCCGTCGCGCTGTCATAGCTGACAGTCTTGGAGTTGCCTGATTCGATGGCGAGCACTTTTACCGGCAGCGTGATGTCGGAAAGCGTAACTGCGCCGATGGTGCCCTGCGTGGTAGCTGCGCCACCTGGTGCAGTTGCCGGTGCGTAGGTGAAGGTCGTTGTGTTCACGACTGACAGCACGACCACAGTGCCGTTGTACGCTGCAGGGGCAACGCCACTGATCTTGACGTACTGTCCAGCAGTCAGGCCATGAGCTGAAGCGGTTACTGCTGTCGCCACGCCGTTGGCCTATGTCACAGCAGTTGTCGCAATATCAGAACCAGCGAAACCGGCAGCCGCCGCGGTGGTGATCTGGTTGTTCACGAAATCCCAGGCCAGCGGCGTTTTCACTGAAGCGCCGGAGGTACCCAGCGCAACAACCTGCGCAGAAGCTTTCAACGGAACGCGCATGTTGGAGCCCAGGCGGTAGTAAGAAACGCTCATGCCTGATGCGTACAGCGGAACCGGTGACTGAGGAGTAGTCAGGCCGTTGTGAGCCTGATTGAAGACGGTGAAACCTTCCAGTTCGGCAACAGACACAGCGCGACGGATGATTGAGCCGCGCGGACTTGAGCTGGTACCAGGCAGAAGCTCAGCAACCGGCAGACCGCCCCACAGTGGTTTGGTTTCAGTTGCAGCAACGGTACCCGCCGCAAGGTTAAAGCGGTTGGCCGGGTCATCCAGCGCCACACCCTGAATATAACCGTCGGACTGCACACCGAAGGAACCCAGCGCGTTCGTGGTTGCCATCGGGTTAAGAGATAAAGTAGCCATGCTTGAGAGCTCCCGTTAAGCCTGGTTGTTGAAACTGGTGACCTGACGCTTGCCGGACTGGAACGGAGCCCAGGTGGCAGCAGGATCGCCTTCGAAGGTGCTGATCTGGCGACCGGTCGCATCAGCGCGTTTAATTTCGCGCAGCATGCCAGGGCCAACAGACAGGCTTGCCGATTTCTGCGCGTCGGCGTAGATCGTCTTCTCGGCCACGCTCAGCAGCGCTGAGTCAGCAATGGAGGACAGGTCGACGGATTTGAAGTCAGGCGAATGCTCTTGCAGCTGGATCATCAGGCGGCGGCGATATGCCAGCGGATTTTCACCAGACAGTGGCACCGGCGCGCGCTTGCCGAAGCAGGAGAACACGCTATCGGCCTTCACCTGTGCGTCGGCGACTTCGTTACGCTCTTCATCGCTCAACTCGGTTGGGATGCGGGAGCGCAGGTCGGCGATCTGCTGACGCAGTTCAGAATCAGCCTTTTCTTTCGCCATACGCTCTGCCTCTTCCGCGTCGGCCTTCTCTTTGGCTTCTGCGTCTGCTTTTTCTTTCGCGGCTTTCTCTTCCGCGTCAGCTTTGGCTTTCGCCTCTTCGGCCTCTTTTGCCTCAGCATCAGCCTTTTCTTTCTTGGCTGCTTCTTCGGCATCGGCCTTGGCTTTACGGTCTGCTTCTTCTGAGTCAGCCTTAGCCATGCGAGCATCCATACACTTATTGAATAGCTCTACGAATTTTTCCTCGTCCATCTTTTCAGCCTCGTTTGGAATGGAATCAGATTTAACACCAGTAGGGGCAAGGAGCTTGTCCCATACGCCCTGTTCACAAATTGCAACGTGGTCGAGCAATACCGGGGAACCTTCCACCAATAGAGGCTGACCGTCGATTTTGATGATTGAGTCCTGCGCTTCGCTATACGTGACGGTTGGCGAGGTACTCAGCTGCCGTGTCGCCATAATTTCGGCGGCTTCAGCGTCGTACACCCGGGCAATAGCCCAGACCTCGCCATTATCAGCAACCCAACTGTTCGTCAGGGTTCCGATAACACGCTTCGCAAATTCATCGCTATCGAGCTTGTTTTTCTCCGGGTGCAGCCAGATAAGCGGTACACCGGCAACTCGCTGGAGAAACTCTGGGGTGAGATAGTCGTCCGGGTTACGGAAGGCCATCTGTTGATCTGCAGAGCGCCAGGTAACCCCTGTTCCGGTTACCCGGATGGCGAACATCCACATGTTGATAAAGAATTGCGGGCTGCTTAGCGTCCCGTCAGCGATGAGCGCGGCCACTTCGGTTTCATTGAGCGCTTGCTGCGCCAGCATCTCAGCGAAGGGCTGATGAAGCGGTTTTGGCAGATCGTCAATGTGGAACCATCCGGCAGCCAGCGATTCGTCGTTAAGCTTCGCCTCGAACTTCTCCGGCACCTCGGCGCGAAACGTCAGATAATCGCCATATACGCTGTGAGGGGTTAGCGGGCCATCGTACTGATAACCCACCTCCTCCAGCACCTCGCGGCGTGCGGCATCAATAGCCAGTTCGCCCGGCTCTACCGTTCCGCCAGGCTGGCACCACGTGCCATCATCCGAGCGCTGGATCAGGAAGACGAACTTACCCTGACGGAACATTATCCCGCTGCCAAAAATAGCCACGTTTTAATGCTCCTATGCTGCTTTCTTCATCGACTCCATGAACTTCTGCCCCTTCTGGGTCAGCATGTATTCAGGAATGCTTCGGAGGTTGTAGATGTAGGTCACGTAGCACTGACAAAAAACCTCTTCGCCAGGCTGAGTGATTTCGTCGAGGTAACCGGCTGGCCCGGCTTTCACGTACCCGTTTTTTTGCGCCCAGTTCCCGCGAATCAGGTAATACAGCTTATCGCGCTCTTTGTGATCCTCCCGGTAGTCATAGCCCGGCCTGCGCCAGTGGCTGTGCCACTCCGCCGCTATCGCGTTGTTGCTGGTTGCGATTACGTTATCAATGTTGGCTATCAGCTTGCGGTTCTGGTCGATCATCACTCGCCGCGCTTCGTAATCCATACTCTCAGCGCTTTTCTGGATGTGCCTTGCAGTTTCCAGAACTGAACCCTGCATGCCACGCAGCGCAATGCTTTCAGCCGTAGGAATACTGCTGGCCCATCCACTGAAACGCGACAGGGTTGTATCAATCGCCTTTTTCCGGTTCAGCTTAATAAGGTCGGCGCTGGACAGAATTCGCCTGTCCAGTTCAGCCCTCAGCTTTGGTTCAAGGTAATTGACCGTGAAGCGCGATAGTCCAGGGTGTCGCTTGAGTGCTTCTGCACGTGCTACCTGCACGTCATATGAATGGGTGAGTTTTCGTGTAACCATCTGGACATAATCATCAGCGGTCTCGCCTTCTGCCGCCTGGCGGATAATGGATTGCCAGCGCTCCAGTTCTTCGCGGGATGAATATCCGTTTTTCAGGAAGTACTTAACCGCCTCCCTGACTATGCGTGTGAACTGGCTCATAGCATCATCCCGCCGCCCGGTTCTTCAGCTTTTGGCGGCTCAGGCGGTGGGTTATCCCGTAATGAGTCGTAGTCAAGGTCAAGTCGCTGCGGAAACAAATGCTCGTTGGTGTTCGCGTTTTCACATGCCCATTCAATCAGTGTTGCGCGGTTATCAGGGTCCGACGTGAGTTGCGGAAGGACCACCTCCAGCATGCTGACGATCGCCTTAAAGCGCGTTTCATCAACCTTCACTTTCTCGCTTTCCGGCTCCTTCAGTGAAGACGGCCAGCGGTATTCGAAATTGTTAATCCACTTCGAAAAGTAAACGCTGTAGGTGTTGTCGATTTCCGGAATATCCGCCCTAAGAGCGGTGAAAAACTCAATGCTCCACGCCCGGTACTGGCAGATGCGGATAAAGAAGCTGTAGAGGTTCTCAAGCCATTTACGCAGATCGTCAACGTAAACCGCGACAGATTTGGCGTCCTCGGTACCTTCACCAAACCCCTGAGTAAACGTCTCACTGTTAAGGATAATTGCTGGCATGTCGGCGGCGGCGGCGATGTTAGCCAGGATGTGGTTACGTGCCGAATCCAGCGGCTTTTCAAGGTTGCTCAGGTCGATTGACTCAATGCTGTCACTATCGCCAATCTGTAACACCTCACCTGTTTTGCCGCGCTTCAGCATCATGCGCGTAATGCCGCTGAGCTTCTGCATCATGTTATTGACGACAGAACTTGGCCCCTTGATTTTGGTAACCAGCAGGCCGCCTTTTACTGCCACCATGTCGTCGGTGCGCATGGTCTGGATAAATGATTTCAGCGGGTACAGGGCGCGCTGGTACACACTGCGCCCGGTAAACCCGAATGCTGCCGGGTTGTAGGCCAGGTAAATCGGGTCTTCGTTTTGCTGAACCACGCAACGAGATTTGTGATACGCCTTCCCCGCAACCGTGATGCCGGAAACCTTCTGGAAATCAGCCGCATTTGGGTCCTGATTCAGGACAATGCTCCCGGCGGTATTCATCGGGTCGAGAATGTTGAAAGTCACGTTGTGTTTGTACAGGGTGCGGTAATCAAGCGCCGTCGCAGGTTCCTGATTGTCCACCAGCATGGCAACCGCAGACGTGCCATAAATACGGGCAATACGCGCCGCGTTAGCGATGTGACTATCAGCACCAAGCGCCTTCCATTCACGTTCGAATGCGTCGCGCAGACGTTGCTCCAGGCCAAAGGTCTGCGCAATATGAACCGTTCGAGATTCGTTCATCGCCATTTTTATAGGTCGATCCACCATCTTTCCGCCCAGCGGGTGGTACAGGTAGATGGTTTTGCATGTCTGATAACCGGCGGTCATGCCCGGCTGAATATCGTCGCTGTCGAGGAGCGCGACAAGTTCCGGCGCAGCACTGCCGATTTCGAAATCATCTTCGTTCATTAGGTTTCTCGTCAGAGTGCGTCGCCGCTGCCAAATGCGATAATCAGCCCGTAGGTGTAATCGTCCAGTAGGTCATCGGCGCGCTTGTGTGCGTTTTTGTCAGCGAGGTGGAATCGTGATACCTGCTTGTGCAGGTGGTTGGCGGTTTCGCCTTTGAATACGGCTGTTTTTTCGTAGGCGTAGCGGGATATTTTCGCCAGTCCACGATAGTGATAACCGGACGCCATGATGGCGCGCTCATCCTTGCCCTTACTGGTCAGCGCAGATTCAATTTTATTGACCGGCCAACCGAGACTTTCCCCTTTCTGCAACAGGATGCTGCCCATGCTGGCGTCTTCAATAAAAACACCCAGGTTACCGTTAACAGCCACGCACTGACCTGAAAGCTCGTTAAGCCGCTCAAATACAGAAGGCATCCATGTTTCAAGAAGCGCACCGTCAATCTGAACCACGTCCCAGTCGAGAATGGTTAGGCGTTGCCTGCCGGGTCTGGTGTCCACGGCGTAAAACACAACAGCGGTGCCGTCATGTTCAGTACCGCCCTTAACCGCCGTATCCAGAACAGCGAATACCGCTTCACATGTTTCAGGGTAACCGACAGGCTGATCCTGATTTTCACCCTCAAACCATTTGCGGACGTCGAACAGCGAAGCAGCAGACCAGTCCACGAACTCAGCCATGAACTCCTGGCGGAACACGCGCGGATCGTTATTTTCGCGCTCCTTTTCCAGTTCTTCCGGTGGAACGAACGGGTTTGAAGACGTTGGTGCGTGATGCTCAACGAAACCCAGCGATTTGTTGTTGCAGATGGCGTAAAAGAAGTTTTCTTCGTCCACACCGTCGGGGGTTGAAAAGACGTAGGCACGCCCTCTCGTTGTCAGCAGCGTCGGCTTAATCGACTTGGGCCATATCTCTTTCAACATCTCCGGCGACTTGGTGAACGCCGCTTCGTCGATCAGGATGATTTCGTACTCACGACCACGGCCAGCCAGTTTGTTGTCGTTGGTAACCCAGAAGTCGATTTTCCCGCCATTCTTCAACAACAGGCGCTTTTCCTGTCGGCTGAAACTCTTTTTTAGCGGGAGCAGGGTTTCTTCCAGCTTGTCGTAAATCTCCTGGTACTGACGGTATTCAGCGGTGAAGATACCAACCCGCCCACCTAGCAGGACATCCATACCGGGGCGCTTAAACTGTGCGGTGGCGTAGGTTACGGCCGCACTGGAAAGCATGAAGGTTTTACCCCAGCGACGGCCACACCGAACCGCGTGAAGCTGATCATCCCACGAATCAGACCAGACCTTTAACTGCCCGTCATGGAGCGTTGGGAGGTAAATATCAGCCATGTCATCTTCCCGGTATTGGCAGCGTGTTATGGACGACTATTGCGTTATCGCTGTCGCCATCACGCATAACGTCGATTTCCATCTCCACTTTTTCAGTGGCAGCCTCACGGTATGCAGCATCGACCTGCATCTTGGCGATCGAGCCTTTCGTATACTCCAGAGACTCTATTCGCGCCGTGTTGCGGTGCATGGCCTTTTCAGCGGCGGAAATTAGCGAGTGTAAATCTTTCGCTTTATCATCAGTGGCCAGTTCCAGCTCTTCCCGCCAGCGACCAATATTCTCTGCCGCCGTGAGGTTTGCAGCTCTCAACCAGAACAGCTCATCGTCGAGGGTCAGCGCCTGGGCGTCTTCAGTGACTGCGTCAGATAGCAGCATCCGGCGACCGTATCCACCGTGCTTGAGGGCATGCTGATTGCCAGGCTGGAATGGCTTTATAGGTGGAGCGTGGCGGGAGCCTCGAATAGGTTTCGCGCCTGGGGAAATCTCACCATCCTGCGAATCGCATTCTTCTGGCTTGGCCTTGTTATGCTCACGTTGCGATTTATTAGGCTTCTGCGAATTCGCACTTTCTTTCGCATTTCCTTTCTGCGAATTCGCACCATAACTCGTTACCTTGATATAGCGCTTCGCACTTGAGTAATTCAGTCCCTGCGCTTCGCACCAGTCTCTTGGGGAAATGCCGGTTTTGGCATGCTCGGACAGGAACCGTTTTTGGAGGTCTCCCCAGTCCGGTTTTGCCATGTTGAATCACCTGCTGTTTGACATTATCGGAGCCACTTGGTGAATGGCTCCTGTAATGCCGTCAGTCTTTCAGGAATGCGTCGGTGGAGTACGACATTTCGCCTGTCACCAGTTCGGCACTGGTTGAGTTGACGATAACGGATGCGTGGGGATTGTGGTTTTCAGCTAGGTATTTCATCAACGGTTCAGCGGCGGTGATAAAAGCTGACCTTGGTTCTTCTTCATAAACCGGAGTACTGACGATTCTCTCGACGGTGGCAGTGCTAACGGCGGTCGTTTCTAACCCATGCGGATCAGTTAAAAGCTCAATGGTTTGATTATCTTCAAGATAAAAATGTGGCTTATCTTTTGAATAACCTTCAATAAACAGTTTTTCATGCCCATACATGTTGCTGCCAGAGCCACCACAGCCACCGAATCCACCACCATTAAATCCCGTGAAAATACGGTGATATAGCTTCACATGCCAGTACAGAATTTTACTCATCTTGATTTCCTTTTAGGTGTGAGCCTGTCGCACGGGAAAGCCGCCAGAGAGAAACGATTTCCCCAGGCTCACGACTGAAAGACTCTCTTGTTTTGCGCGTGCGATGCGCGGACATTCCCGGCGCGGTGCCGGGTATTGGTATTATTGAAGGTGCAGCGTTCGCCCTGCTTCACAGCAGTGCTTAGCCATTTACGGCTTACCCGTCAGCAAGATGTGATCACCATCCTTTCGGGGTTACACAAATCATTTGCACTGCGTGTTGATGTAGTCCTGCAAATACCTCAGGGCTTTCTGGTCGCGGATGATTCCGGATCGGATACTGAGAACGTTTCGTCCAGCAACGTCAGAGAGTTCGACGGTTCCTGCATCGCCCACGCTGCCGGTGGAGGTGGTGTAGTCCTGAGCGGGACATTTGCCTTTGACGCGCACCCGGCCACCATTGTCGAGACGCTTACGCAAAGCATCATTTTCAGCATTCGCATCGGCAAGCTCCTTCGTGTATTTAGCGTCGAGTGCCGCGTTGTCACGCTGGCGCACAGTCATATCGGCTATGGTGGCGTTCGCGAGATTCAACCTTTCAGTGGCTTTATCGCGCTGCTCTTTGTAGGTGACGGCATTATCACGATAGTGATTAACCGCCCAGCCAAGCCCGATAATCAGGCAGACGATGACAGCGCCAAAAATTGCGATTACACGGCTCATCAAAACACCCCCGGCGCAGATGGTGGCGCTCCGGGATTCAGTGGGCCAAAACCACTGTCAGATATCTGAGGCTTCTCGCCCCACAGGCAGACTTCGCGCTCAATCTCCCGGCGGTTCATCAGGCCTTTCCACTTCTTACCGCCAGCGAAAACCCAGCGGCGTAACTCATCACATGCGCCGGTGTAGTCACGGGCATTAAGCTTTTTCAGCAGGGTTGAGTTGATGGCGGCGCTGGCACCAACGTTGTAGGCGAAAGAGTAGATAGCGGCGCGCTGGGTTTCAGTGGCTGGCACTTTGATATGCGGGTCAACCTGCCGGGCGATGCGAGCCATGTCGGAACGGGTGATCGCATCACATTCCCGGTCGGTGTAGCGCTTGCCAGGAATAATGTCTTTCCCTGTATGCCCGTCGCAGACGGTGAGAATGCCAACCACATCGTAGTATGGAACATGCTCGCGCCCTTCCAGCCCGTCTTTCCCGGACACCATAGCTGTCGCAATAACAATTGCCCCGCCACCTCCGGCGACGGCTCCAATAATCCGGTTTCGAAGTGTGGAAGACATAGCCATGTTATTTATCCTGCGGCTGCATCACCGCGTCGATGTCCTGAACTATTTTTGCCGCTTCCGGGATGCTGTTAACGTCCCCACGGGCATAAGCCGCCTTGAGTATTTCCGTTCGCTTCCGGTTTTCTTCAATTTCGGCTTTATTTTTCCTGTCATTTGACCGGTAGGTCAGCCAGGCAAACAACGCAGAGACCACCGCGCCAAACGCAAACAGCACATCCTGCAATGTCAGCATGGTCAGAAATCCTGTTATTGAAGACCAGAAATACGACCAAAAGCCGTTGTTTGTATTCATACGATGCATTCCACACCTCCAGTTGTCAGGGGGTGCTGTGAGTAGTCAAAGGATCAGGCCACGGACACTCAGATAAAGGTTCGATGGGGGTTGATTGTCCGGGCCTGAAAATAAAAACCCCGGCATCAGCCAGGGTAATTGGTGTTCTGTTTCGAATTGCTTTGTTTGAGCCGAATGCGGGAGTTATTCGGCTCATTTTTGTGATGCGAATAAGGCAATAAAAAAGCCACCGTAGCAACTTAAGAGTCACTAACGGCAGCTTATGTGTTTATCATTGCTCAATTGATCACAGATGTCAACACAATCTATGCGACATGTCTGATTTTCTCTACACGTTTGCGGCTGTTAAATGCATTAACCATCGGCTGGTAAAGCATGAACAGTGACGCATTGAGAATTTCGTCCACCTCTCTGCGACATGTGACCAGTGAAGGTTTGCGCACCCTATCTCCTCCCCTTCCTGACATTTTGCGGGGACTTGCGGTCTTGTGGTAGTAGGATGATATGGCGTACCTGGATGAGCCGTGAGAGTAGTAACTAAGCAGAATACCAAAGGCCTTTGTGTCGATGCGCATAACGGAATCTACGACCTGAGAAATCAACATTCCGTCATCGTCATTGCACATTGGCCGCGTCATTACCCTGGACGGCTCAACCTTCTCCATAAACTGCGCTATAACGCTGCTCATGCGCTTTTCAAGTCTGCCTGAGTAAACCCATGCCCCCCATAATTCAAGCCAGCCGTTGAGCCAGTCATGCTGTTCTTTGTTTAGGTTTAGCTCTCTTGTCCTCACGCTGCGTCGTCCCCGTCCGGATTAATGCCAAGGTTCTTCTGTAAATCACTTTCAAGGCGCTCCAGCCCTTCCATTACCTTTCGGAGGTTCTCCTTCTGGTGTCGGATGCTTTCCAGCATCTCCCGGTCTTTGTGGCGCTGATGTGCTGA